CAAACAGAACTTGTCAAAGATAGCGAGACAGGAGAGATGAACAAAGGAAACTTTATTAATCTACCATACTTTAAAAAGACAGAGCGACGAGCTCTGAACTATGACGGTACAGAATTTACATTTGAACAATTTATAAAAGTTGTAGAAGAAAATTTTATAACAGCAGAAAGAATAAAAGACATAGACGATAGCCTAGAGAAAAAAGTTTTAGAAGGATCTAATGCAGAGTTTAGCGATGGTCCACCATGTCTAGCAGCACTATCAAAAAATAAATTATCAGATGGTAGAGATAGATTTTTATATAACTATATGGTGTTTGCTAAAAAGAAATACCCTGACAATTGGGAAGAGAAAGTAATGAGTGCACCTGTATTGTACTTTGAAGATTCAGTTGCTTGGTCTAAACAAAAACTTACACAGAAGATTAGGTCGTGGAAACAAAACTACAAAGGTTACACTTGTAATCAAGATCCAATCGCACAGCATTGTATGAGGGGACTTTGTGTTAAAAGAACTTTTGGTATTGCATCTGACTTTCAAGATTCTTATCCGTTGTGTGCAAACCTAGAGAAAGTTGATCTTGAACCAGAACCAGAGTATAACTTTGATGTGACTCTACCTGATGGTCAAACCGTACGATCTGTACATTGTAAAACAATTGAACACTTAACCGATCAAAGAAAAAGAAGAAACTCAATAGCAAAGTATGCAGGCTTTGTACCACCATTACAGAAAGGTGGTGATGATCAAAAAGTATTAGACGCATTGTTTAAAACACAAAAAGTTATGCCACCCCCCGTAGGCACAACACCAAAAGAAAAACTACACGACAATGTATATCAAAAAATTATAGGACCCGAAGCTAAGAACGATGCATCATTTAAAACAGGCACAACTTTAATTCAAGATGGATACGCATATTTTAAATTTGATGTGTTCTATAAAAGATTAAAAAACAAAGGGTGGAGATACCAAGAAGATAAGACAGGATCAATGATGCTCAAAATATATAGAGATTGTGAAATAGATTTCTTAGATCAAAAAAGATTTCCTACAACACAAAAGGGTAAACATAATAGCCCTACTAAAAATGTTGTAATGATATCAATCAAGAAGTTTGACAAGATAAAAATTTACCACAAAGTAACTGAACACAAAAAGGATATACTATGATCAGAAAAATATTAGGACCACCAGGTACAGGTAAAACTACAAAGCTATTAAAGTATGTACAGACTTTTTTAAAACTAGGCACACCCATAGAAAGAATAGGTTACTTTGCATTTACTAAGAAAGCAGCTACAGAAGCAAAAGAAAGAATGCTTAAGTTGTTTCCACAATACGGCTACAGAGATCTTAAACATTTTCAAACTCTACATTCACTAGCATTTACAACCTTAGGTATGAAAAAAGATAATGTTATGCAAGCAGAACATTACGAAGAAATAGGTAAAACAATTGGTGTGCAGGTATCGGTATATAAAGGAGGTGAAGAAGAAACAGGATACATAGATTCAGATAGTGAATACTTTAATCTAATAAACATTGCACGGATTAAAAATGTATCTACCAAAGATGAATACGATACTGATCTATACTCTGATGATATGGATTATAATTTAGTAGAAATTATAGAGGCAGAACTTAACAATTATAAAAAGTCTTTTGCACTTTATGATTTTACAGACATGATTGAAAAATTTATAGGGTCAGAATTATGCCCTAAATTTGATGTAGTATTTATTGATGAAGCACAAGATCTATCACCAATACAATGGAAGATGTACGATATTATAAAACAAAATACAAAGATAATGATTCTTGCAGGAGATGATGATCAAGCAATATATGGATGGGCAGGGGCAGATGTACAACGATTCCAGGAAGAACCTGCAAAAGAAAAAATTTTACCACAATCATATAGAGTTCCAATCAAAGTTCAACAAGTTGCAGACTCAATTATATCTCAGATAGATACAAGGATTATGAAACTATGGGAACCTAGAAACAATGAAGGACATTGTGAAGAGGTATATGATTTAGATGAAGTTGATTTAACACAAGGCAGGTGGTTAGTTCTTGCACGAACAAACTATCGTTTAATTAAAATGAAACCATACTTAATAGAACGAGGTATATACTTTGAATACAAAGAACGAAAAAGTTTTAGTGCTAAACTATGGAAAGCAATTAGAGATTTTTCAAGGTGGACATCGGGTGCGCAACTCACAGCACCTGAGATAAAAGATATATTTGATTACACAGGCCATGAGTTTGTAGGCGAAGAACATTTAAGTTATGATTGTGAAGAGTTTGGTATTGATGCAAACGATACATGGTACGAATTGTTTAACGCAGATCCTGAACAAGTTTTATACATCAGGCAAATGTTAAGTAACAAAGAAAAACTTTCTGAGGAAGCAAGAGTAAAACTATCGACGATTCATTCAGCTAAAGGAGGTGAAGCTGATAATGTATTATTGATATTAGATAATACAGAAAAGATACGTGAAGCAATTGAAAAGAGTCCTGAGAAAGCAGATGAAGAACATCGAGTTTGGTATGTGGGAGTTACTAGAACCAAACAAAACTTATACATAATGGCAGCTAAGGAGGATAGATTAGGTTATGACATCGAATGCATATAAAAAACAAATTGGAGGATCTCATTATCGAGATATGAAAATTCAACCAAGTCAATTTATAAATGAGAACAAGTTGCCTTTTGCAGAAGGGTCAGCTATAAAATACATATGTAGACATGCTGCTAAAGGAAAGGAACAAGATATACACAAAGCAATACATTATTTAGAAATGATAATTGAAAGGGACTACAAATGAAAATACCAAAGTTTGAAGCACAAACTGAATGGGTTAAACCTACTGAGTTCCCAGACTTAAGACAAGTTGATGAAATAGCAATCGACTTAGAAACAAAAGATCCAGGTCTTAAAGAACGGGGATCAGGGTCAGTCATAGGTGATGGTGATGTTGTGGGCATCGCTGTAGCTACATCTCATTACAAAGGATACTTTCCTATTGCACACGAGGGTGGTGGAAACATGGACAGACAAAGAGTTATGCTTTGGTTAAAAGATATACTTGAATCTCAATCTACAAAAATATTTCACAATGCAATTTACGATGTTTGTTGGTTGCGAAGACTAGGACTTAAAATAAATGGTAACATTGTTTGCACAATGATAGCAGCAGCGATTACCGACGAGAACAGATTTCGCTATGATCTCAATAGTTTAGCGTGGCATTACCTTGGCTATGGTAAAAATGAAACAGCTTTAGCAGAGGCAGCAGAAAGTTGGGGTATTGATCCCAAAGCAGAGATGTACAAGTTACCTGCAATGCACGTTGGTGGATATGCAGAACGGGACGCAGAGATCACACTTGGTCTTTGGCAAGAAATGAAAAAAGAAATATTACATCAAGACTTAGAAGACATCTTTGATCTTGAAACAGAATTGTTTCCTTGTCTCGTAGATATGCGATTCAAAGGTGTACGAGTAGATACTGAACGTGCACATCAAATGAAAAGTAATCTAATAAAACAAGAACAAGATCTACTAAAAAAAATAGAACGAGAAACAAATATCTATCCACAAATATGGGCAGCTAGAAGTATTGCTCAAGTGTTTGAAAACTTAAAGATACCTTTCGAGAGAACAGAGAAAACAGATGCACCATCATTTACAAAAAACTTTCTACAAGAACACGAGCACCCAGTGGTAAGAATGATTGCACAAGCAAGAGAGGTAAACAAAGCACACACAACATTTATAGATTCTATTTTAAGATACGAACACAAAGGTAGAATCCATGCAGAGATAAACCAATTAAGAAATGCAGGAGGAGGCACGGTTACAGGTAGGTTCTCTTATCAGAACCCAAATCTTCAGCAAATTCCTGCTAGAAACAAGGATCTAGGACCTATGATTAGGTCGTTATTTATACCCGAGGAAGGCCATAGATGGGGTGTATTTGACTATTCTCAGCAAGAGCCTAGGTTGGTAGTGCATTATGCTTCTTTGTACAAATTACCTTCTGTATACGATGTTATAGATGCTTATCAAACTGACCCAAACGCAGACTTTCACCAAACAGTTGCTGATATGGCAGACATACCTAGATCACAAGCAAAGACAATTAACCTTGGTTTGTTTTATGGAATGGGTAAAGGTAAACTTCAAGCTGAACTTGGAGTATCAAAAGAAAAAGCTGCAGAACTATTTAATACTTATCATGCAAGGGTACCCTTTGTTAAACAGTTGATGAGTAAAGCATCTAACAGAGCTCAAGACAGAGGACAGATAAGAACTTTACTTGGAAGATTATGTAGGTTTCATTTATGGGAGCCAAATAGTTTTGGTAT